CTCTACCTCTAATAGCTCCTCTGATCTGTGATCCGTCGGCCAGTCTTTGTGTGCCGGCTGTATTGGTTGCTGTGGGTGTGTATGTATTTATATCTTCTTGGTCCGAGAATCTAATAAACATATCATCTTGAGTAGATGTATCACCTATCGTTGTTTCTGTTCCAAAAAATACTAAGTGTCTATCAGGTGTAGATACTATCATGTGTCTTGATGCAGTCGGTGCACCAGATATAATTGTTGCTCTTGTATCTGTTGCATTTGTTGCTGCAGAGTCCCATTCAAATACAGCGCTGTCGTGAATTAAACAGATAGCTTTATCACCAAAATTATCTAGAGACCACATACCTGGTTCAAGAACTAAGTCACCAGAAGCTGCTTCGCCCCATGCAACAAAGTCTGTTGAATTTGTAACGGTTGCACCATCCGAATGAGCGGATCTTGTTGAGTTTCTAACAGCTCTTGTAATGCCTGTTAAATTATTTCCAGACACACCTGTATAAGATATTTCTTCATTACCAACTTGAATAAAATTAGTACCAGAACTTGGAAACTGTGAGGCATCTGTTAATGTAATAGATGTTCCTGTTCCACCTGTTCCAGCTGTATCATCGGATAGAGATCCGTTTAATGTTGTAGTAACAGCTCCTATTTCTTTTCCTCCCCACGTTCCAAGAGACCAACCAAAACCTTTTGCTTGAACTGCTGGTCCTACTGGATAATAATGTTGAACTCTAATACCACCTGATGTTGTTGCACCAGATCCAGACTCGTTTGATGGCATTGTAATAGTTATAGTTGTTCCTGTAGGAACTGTTGTCACCATAAATTTTTTATCTTTAAAATCAGATTCCGAAAAATTAGAATTAGTTATGGAAGAAAAATTATCTAATAATATGATATCATTTTCTGCTATACCGTGAGCACCACTAAAAGTTATCGTTACAACTGCTGATCCATTAGTCGTGGTAAACGCACTTGTAAGCGTAGTTGTAGTTTTAATAGGATGTATGTCATAAAAAACACCACCAGAAAAAGCATACAATATTCTGTTCGTACCTATAATTGCATACTTTCGACCAAGACTATTTATATAATGATGAAGACCTCTACCTGCACCTGTTAAATTATTTTCACCTAATTGTTTCCAACCACCTATTTTTTCAGGTGTGCCATATCTAAAACGAACATTATCACAATCTATCCACTGACCCTCAGCAGCAGTTGGTGTAACTTGTTTGTTTATTCCAGGAGCAAAACCTATTTTCTGTAACATGTCTACGCTCCATTATTTGGTATACCGTTGGAATTTACAAATGGAGATTCTGCAAAAGCCATAAAAAAATAAGTTTCTCCACTGGTATTTTGGGTTCCATCAGATGTACGAATTTTAAAGCCATTTGATAAATAATCCATATCTTTAGTTGTTCTTGTTACTTCGGCTGCACTATCGTTTGCCTCTAGTGATTTTCTACCCACAGGGTTATTTGGTGCTAAAGTATCTCTTTTAATATCAAATATAATCCAATCATTAGAAGATGAAGTATTTTTAATCATAACCCAAGCTGGTCGAAAGCCACAATAAACAAATGTTCCGTCAGCATTTCCGTTACCTACGTAGGTCGCACACTTTGAAAAACCTTGTACGTTTGCAAAACAGTAGGCTATAATCTTATCAGAAGTATGGTTCGTAGAACCATCTCCAGAAGTATGAACTGAATATACACTTGTTGTTGGATCTGCATCACCCCATTCGTTTGTAGTTGAAGCTGTAGCAGTTTCATTTAATAAAAGTTTTTTATCGTTTGCAGTAGGAAGAAAACTAGAATAAACAACCCATTTACCATAAGTTGATCCACTTGTATCTCTATTTTTTGATATGATCATATTTGGCACAACCCCTAGTCCATGACCAACCGTTTGTGATGCTGAACCATTGGAAGTATAAGACACAATACTAAATCCAGCAGTAGTATTTACAGATACAGTTGTGTTTATAGTTCCATTTGTATTGGCGCTTCCTGAACCATTTGCTTTCCAGTTCCAAGATACCATGGCATCACTACTGCCATTGATTGCATTATCTATACCTAATGTAAAACCATCGCTATCAAAACTTTTTACAGTATTAGAAGTTGTTTCTTCAGCTCCATTACCAGAACTTTTAAGATTTTTAGTAGCACCTCTAACAGCGTCTTGTAATCTATGTTGTTCTGAGTCAGTTCTATTTTTTATCCAGACCCAGTCAGGCTGGAATCCCACGCCCGTGACTGTTCTATCATCTGTTGCATTTCCTGTATACAGTGTGATACTAAAATAAATTGATGGGTCGTCTACACTTGTAAAAGCCATTATCCAAACTCCGCTAAATTTTTAGAACAACAAGCAAAAAATTTTTTTGCTTCACCGTCCCCTGTTATATTTGGTGAAAATTCAAATGCACCATGTCCATTGTCATCAGCCACAGCAGATGAAAGAGATTGAAAACCATTTCCAAAGTTAGCTTCACAAGTTCTTGAACCAATATTATTATCTCCAACAAAAAACATATAATGTCCTGTCCCATTACTTGCTAAAGGTTCTAAATCTATCCCAGTAGAACTTTGTAGTGTTCCATTTTTACTAAGATAAGCTTTCATATTATCAAGATCCATATAAACTCCAATTATATCTCCATTAGTATAACTTGCATAACTTGCTAAATTAGTTTGTCCACCTGAGCCATTTCCTTCCTCCACTGCACCATTTTCTCTATAACTAACAGTATGTGGTGTAACATCTCCGGATTTACCATGCGAAGATGTTTGAAATGATACAGTTGGTGTTATACCACAGACCTTAGCACCAGAGCCAGATATATTATCTACTTCAAAATACCATTTACCTTTAGTCATAGCAAAAGTACTTGTGTTCATTGCTTCATTACTTGAACCTGTTACAACTTTTGTCATACCTTCTGATATAGTAGAGCCTGCAAAAAAATTATCTAAAGGGTTTATAGTAGCAAAATTATTTGTGCAAGTATCAGTAGTTTGGTCGGTGGTAGCACAATTTGTTGCAGTAAAATTACCTACACCACTTACATCATTACCTAAAGAACTAGCATTTTCAAAATCTAAATAATACCCTAAATTTCCAACATTAATTCCTGTTACATCTTTTGGTTTCCATATACTAGGACTATCTGAATCATATTCTCCGAATTCTGTGGGTGCAAGTTGTTGTCCATCTACAAACATAAATTCTGTTAAATATCCTGTCCAAAAATTACTAGATTGTGTTGAGTCTCTACCTATCGTATGATTAGCAAAACTGCTTACATTTGGTTGCATAACAAAATTTTGAGGTAAAGTAGCTGAATATGTTAATGCTTGTTCAGTTCCATTTACAAATAATTTACAACCATTAGTGCCACCTGATGTATCATAATTAAAACATATATGAGTCCAAGAAGAAACGTCTCTGTAAACTCTATCTAAAGTTGTTGTTCCATCTATGTCAACGCTTTCCGAATCATTTCTAATTTGAAAAATAAATTCATCGTTGTTTGCTAATTGTAATCCAAATCTTTTTACTGAGCTATCAGCTTGATGAACAAATACTTGAGACTCATCAGGGAATTTGTCTCTTTTAAACCAAAAAGAAAATGTTCCTTTTTTATCGTTGGTTGAGGTTGCACTTGGATTATTTCTTTGTAAAAAATTATCTCCATTAAATCTTAATGAATTATCAATATCATATCCTGTATCTTTGACAGAATTAGTCGCTAAAATTAACGGGGCAGTCATTAGTTCTCCAATCTTGGAAATTCACCTAATGGTCTTGCAATAGTATCGTCATCTTGTTGTGTGTATGTAAATAAAGCTTGTAACGCATCTACGTCACTTGCACCATTTATAGAAGTTTCCATCTCATTTGATTTTGCTCTAACATTAGTTCTAAATGTTGTAACATTACTCGGTACACTATAGTCAGCTACTTCTGTTGCTTTAATCACGTACCAATCTGTAGGGGATAATAAATTAGATGCTTGTTGTTTTATATCTTCAATTTTAATAGTTTTTAAACCTTTTACTTTTACATCACCGACAGATTTATCACTTGGCATAACACCATTATCTGAATCTTCTTGTGTGTATAAACTATCCTCTAATTGTTTTGCAGTTGCAGTTCCCCATGATTTTGTAACTTGATTATTTGCAAAATTATACTGTTCACTAGCATTAACGTAATACTCTGGGTCTTTAAAATTTGTTGAATCAGTAACCACTTCATATACACCAATCGCTTCTTTTTCAGCTTTTGACCATAGCTGAAATATTTTAGCAGGGTATCTTACATCTCCTATCACGATTGATTTAGGACTTGTTATAATTTTTGTAATATTATTATCTTGTACTATTGCATGCATATCTTAACTTTCACTTAAGTTTAATGTTCTACCTACTTCTTGCCATACTGTTCCATTGTATCTAAACACAAGAATATCTGTTTTACCATCTGTTGATGTAAATGTTGGTGCAGTTGAAGCTGCAAACTCAAACACTGTGTTAAAAGCTATTGTATGAGAGCCGTTGTAATTAATCTCTAAACAAATAAATGAGCCTTCAATATTATTAGTTGGTGCAGAAAAAGTAGTGTTCTCTGTTGTTAGATGAAAAGCGTTTGGTTTAGCTTGTGCATCCCAAGCAACCGCATTAGATGATGATGTTAATGCTTGTTGAGGAATATACGCTATATCGTTAAATTTAATTGCACCTGTTCCGTTTGTTGAAACATTTATATCTCCATTAGCTCCGTCA